ATTATTTTAATTGTTTTTCTATATTTGCATATATTTCCATACCTTCATCAGTTTTAAACCAAGCGGCTAAAGCTGAATATGGATGTTCATCAAATGGTACGTTCATTAGTTTTCTATCATTAGAGCCCCATGAAAAAGTTCTTTGATCTGAAGATAGTTTTAATAATCCCATTTCAGTAGCTCTAATACCAAAGTTTCTAAGAACTACGTTTTCATCATTAACTAACTCTAAGAATAAAGCTGGGTTTTTCTTAGCATATAGTAATAAATCTCTTTTAAGCTCTTTAGAGCTCATGTCTGACACTTTAGAACCAATTTCTACACGCATAATAGCTTCAGCCATGTCTATATCTATATTCATAGCAGAATTTAAAGCTTCAATTTCCATTTCTAGTATATCAATTTCACTTTCAGCTACTAGTTGAGGTTTTAATTCATAATAAAGAACATCACGCATTGGATGATATTTTGAAAGCAATTTTTGCAATATTGTTTTTTCTTTTGGAACTACTAAAACTCCATTTCTAAAAATAATATGAGATAATCTTTGGTCACCTTTCATTTCATCTACAAAAGAAGTTCTTTGGTTTTCACAATACTTTAGCTCTCTTTCATAGCCTAACTCTTCATCAAACCAATATATATTTGCAGATTTAATTGTTTTAGATAATGGTTTTTTATCACTTTTTAAAGTATAAACTCTATCTTTAATTTCCCATTTATCTATTTTTTCTTTTGGTTTAGGTGTTTCCTTAACCGTTACTACTGTTTCTACATGCTCATCACCAGGATCTCCTTGGTATGAGTCTTTTGTTTTTGCTTTTTTAGCCATAATATAATATAATAAAAATTAATAAAAATAAAAGTACCGAGGCCGAAGCCCCGGTTCTTTCAATAGTTTGTGCTTAGTTCATTAACATGAAATTGTTAGCACCTTGTGTAATTAAACATCTTTCTGATAAGTAATTTACTCTCATTGCATCTAATTCAGAAGTAGCAGCACCAACAGAACCAGTAACCCAAGTTTTTAATCTTCGATCGTCAGTTTGTGAAGCTCTATATCTAACATGTAGGAAAGGTCTTTTTAGATTTTTTCCTAATTGTTGGTCATAAACCGAAGATACACCAGCAGGAACTATAACCCCTCTAATTGCATCAGCAGTAGCTCTAGAATTAATTGCACCTCTTGTACCAGCATCGTTTAGATATTTCCAGTCAGATTTGTAGAAATCGTAAGATCCACGTCTAAAACCAGAGAAACCTAAGTTTAATGCCATATCTTCAGAGTTGTTAAATACTCCGTAAGAAGTACCACCAGCACCGTAAGAATTCATTGAAGCTAACATATCATCCATTGCAAGAGACGTAGCTCTATTTACAAACATCATGTTTTCTTCAATAGCACCTTGAGAATCAAACTCAGCTAAGATAGCATCAAATTCAGCTAAATCAGTAGAAGCATTAACACCAGTAACACCAGAAGTAGAATTACCTCTAGTAGAGATAGCATCAAATAATCCTTGAGTACCAATAGCAGATCCATCAGTAACACCTAAACCAACGTTAGCCGCAACAGAGTCAATTGTATTTGCGTTAGCACCTCTAACACCTTCTAGACAAGTCATTTCTAAATTGTCAGTAAAACGCATTCTAGTTTCACCTTCAGCTTTTAAATACCATAAGTATCCGTTAGCACCATCTTCACCTGAAACCTCAACCCATCCTATTGCAGATGCGTCAGAACCAGAAACGTGATACATGTCTCTAATAATAACTGGCTTGTTAGTAAATGATTGGTGAGCAGGCTCGTTAGCAGAAGTGTAAGGAGTATCTGAACCTTTTTGCCATTCAGAACCATACTTAAGTACAGTAACAGCTTCGTCACCCATTGCAATACCAGCAGTACTTGCGTGAGCTTGCTCATAAGGAAGAATTGTAACAACATCAGAAGCGTCATCAGCTGAAACCCTACCAACATAAGTTACAGTAGGCGAAGCTACTATACAAGTATCACCAATACGTAAACCGTGTTCGTTTGTTACGTAAGTTGCATTAGTTCCAGCATGACCTGTAATTGTTACTTCAGAAGCAGAAGCATCTATTGTACCTACGTACGCTAAATGTAATCTACCTTGCTCAGACCATACGACTTGATCAGACGTCATAGCCTCTTCAGCTCCTACTTGTGAAAGAAATCCTGAAACTGTTCTGTTACCGAACACTTCAGCTTCTTTTTCCATAAGATCTGGTAAATATTGTTGTGCCCATGATCCCGCTGTTACTGTAAAGTCTATATAATTAGACGCAAGAGCGTTTTGAGATGGGCTTGGGATCGAATTTAACGATCCACCTGGAGTAATTGCCATAATTTTGTTTTTTTAAATTTATTATTTATTTGTTTTTAATTTTAAACTTAAAGCTAGAAGAATCATTGTTTATCGCTCTTACTTTAATTCCTCCTTTTTCAAACTCACTGTGAGATTGTCTAGGATTCATATTAACATTTTTAGCTTTAGCAACACTATCTTTCATAGCGTCAGCTTTTCCTTGTTCGTAAAAGTGATTAGCAATAGCATCGGGATTCATAGCTGTAAATAGAGACTTATGATAACCTTTGGCATCTGACATTTCATTATTTTCATTCAAGAACTTCTTGACAAAATTATTAATATCGCCTTGATTAGTTTTTACCTCTTCAGCATTTTTCACGTTAAACCTATATTTTTTCTCACCGACGTTATATTCAAAACCTTTGAACTTATCGTTAAAAACTTGATTAGTTTTATTTAAAAAAGTATTAGTTTGTTTTTCTGCTATTTTTTGAGTTTCTTCCGACTCTTTGTTGTATCTATTAAAGAAGTTCATTGCTTTTTGTTGTTCTGGTGTTAACCTTGAACCAGCTTTGATCTCTTCATAGTATTTAGACTTTTGCCCGTCTAAGTGGCTTTTAGCGCTGGCAACTTGCTCTTTAAGCGCTATTTTTTTCTTTTTAATATCTCTATCTTCATCAACTTCTTCGTCATATGAGAATGAATCTTCAATCAAAAATTCTATTTCATCTTGATCTAAATGAGATTTTGTTTGTTTATAGTACTCTCTAAGCACTGTCATGTCGTCATAACTTGAAAAATCTTGGTTAAGACGAACGTAATCTTCTAATGTACCACCAGTTTCTTCCATAAAATCTACAACTTTTTGTAAATTTTCAGGCATTGCTTTACCAGTTTCTTCTGCTTCTGTTTTAGCTTCAATTAACTCTTCTGTAAGTTCTTTTGTTTCTTCAACAACTTCTTCTTCAGTTATTTCTTCTAATACTGGAGTTTGCTCTTCTTGTGCTTGTTCTTCCGGTTGTATTTCTTCTTGTTTTTCTGTGGACTCGGCATTATCAGGCTCTGCAACCACTCCCTTGTTGTCAGGGTTATTTTCTTTAACTTCATCTTTTTTTGGTGGTGGTGGTTTATTTAAATCTACTTTTATAACACCGTCATTTCCAGCGCTATCAAATTTTGTTTCATCAACTGTTTCCACAGTTGGTTGTGTAGTTTCTTCAACTACGTTTTCTACTTTTTCTTCCATAATATAATATAATAATAATTAATAATTGTTTATCTAGGATCAAATGCACCTAAATCAAATCCTCCACCTAGTATATCATTACCTGCAGACTCAAAGTTTTTAGGTGGTTTTTGATTATTTCTTTGATCAATCATCTCGCTTTGTTGAGTTGCTTGAATTTTTGTTCTTTCGTCTTTACGATCTTCTTTTTGTGTTTCTTTATTGTTAGTAGCCTCAACTTCCATAGATTTTAACTTCATGTTCATGTCAAACTCTAATTGCATTAGTTGTTTTTTAAACTCTACATCTTGCATTTGTTTTTGAGTGTCTAACTGAGCTTTTAATTGTTCTAGCTGAGCTGTTGCCTGCATTTTAGCTTGTTCTTTTTGAACCTCTAACTCTGCTGCTGCTTGTTGCGTTTGCATGTTTGTTTGCGCTTGCATTTGCATATTTTGTTGTTGTATTGCTTGATCTTTTTGTTGCTTCTGCTCTCTACGTATTTTTAACAGTTGATTAGCAAGTTTAACATTTTTAATCTCTCTAAGATCAATAGCATCTGAAAGCTCTATTAGCTGTTGTTGCAATGCCATTTGTATATTGTTTTCAAGCATTGCTTTTTCTTCTTCATCTGGCATTAACTCTATAAATATACCAAAATCATATAAGTGCAAGTTTTTCATTTCTTCTAAAGTTGCAACGTTATGAGAACCTATAGCTTGTATGAAAGCGTCTTTTGTTGGAGAGTACTCTAGTATATCTGATATTCTTAACGATAAACACTCTGCAACTTCACCTGTTAAAAATAAACCAGACTGTAGTATATGTCTTGTAGCTGTGTTAGAGTTTGCGGCTGCTAGTTTTTGTACACCAACTAAAGCGTTTTTATCTGGCATACTACCATCTCTTGCTTCATTAAGACCAGTTACATCTCTTATCATTTGCATGTAGTAGTTGTAAGTCTGGATTAAGCTTTGCATTTTCTGACCACCTGATCCTGATTGTATTTCTTGAATAGGTACTTTACCTGGGTTCATATCACCCTCTGAAGTAAAGCTTCTTCCAATAACAGATCCTGTTTGGAAAAACATGTTTAAAGCTTCTTGTGGATTATAGTTTGTTCCATTACCTAAATCTATTTCAGCTAAACCATCAGCATCTAAATAAACTCCATCTGGAACCATGCGAGACAATACTTGTTGTAGTTTTAAATGCGTAAGCTGTATCATATCGGCAAAACCAGTTATACGTTGAACTAAAGACTCTATCTTGCCTTTGTACATTCTAGGTGCCACTATAGAGTAGTTCATTTTTACTTTTGTGAAATCACTCTTTGGCCTCATCATGTTTTTAGCCATTTCCCACTTAAGCAATTTGTTTGTACCAAGTATCAAAGCACCATCGTATAGACACTCAATAGATCTTTCTAGCTTTGCAAAACCACCCTCCATATTTTCTGGTGGATTAAAAGTGTCATCTTTTAGTATAATTTTATCAGCACCACTACCAGTTTCTTTAACCTTATAAACCTCATTCATATAAGTTTTATAGTTAAAGTAAAGTATTTGAACCTTGTTGTTGTCTTCTTCTCTTAAGTTGTGTTGATTGTTATGGTAGTTTGCTTGGTGATGGTTTTTATTTTTAACTAAATCTTCTAAATCTTCTTGTGATAAAAATGGGAACTGTTTTACAAGCTCG